AACGTTTCGCAGCAACCGAGATCGCGGCAGGCTATTTGCAACAAACCAGCAATAGTGAACCGATGTCGGCTGACGAGCTGGCCGAACTGGCTGCCGCCTGGTCTAACGCCCGTCGCGTGTCAGCGATCGGCGCGCTTAACGCGGCCGTCGAATGGAAAGAATTTTCGAGCGACCCAAGCAAACTGCAGCTTGTCGAGTCGCGCAAATACGCGGCCCTAGAGATGGCGCGGCTGCTGGACATCCCCGGCTACCTGTTGGGTATTGACCAATCAGGCATGACGTACAACAATGCGCAACAATCACGCCAAGATCTAATTTTGTTTGGGGCGCGCCCTGTTTTGCATTCTATTCAGGAGCGATTGAGCATGAATGACGTTTTGCCGAACGGCCGGCACGTGCAATTTGACGTCGACGAATACCTACAGGAATTCCTTGTCGAGCCGCCGCGGATTGAACGCGAACAACCGGCCAACCTGCCTGAAAGCGAGCTGAACCTAGAATGATCAAACTAATAGCAGCCGTAAACCTGATCGACGCAATGCGCGACGACGACGACGAGGACGTGTACGGCGGCAAACGCATCGCCGGTATAGCAGTCCCGTGGAACAAAGCCGCCATTGTTTCTGGCGGCCAAAAAGTGTTGTTTCAACGCGGCGCATTTGACGTAAACCAGAAAGCCGCCAAACTGGTCGAGAACCACGATCTGACGCAGCTGCGCGGCGTCGTCAACAAGCTGGAGGACACAGAAGCCGGTTTGCGGTTTGAGGCCACGTTGGCCAACACACGCGCCAGCCAGGACGTCGTTGAGCTTCTCAAATCGGGCGCCTATGACAGCGTGTCGGTTGGGGCGAACCCAACCAAATTTAAATTCGACAAGCAAGGCACAATGATCGTCAGCAAAGCCGATCTGATTGAGCTTTCGCTGGTCGCCGTGCCAGCGTTCCCGGACGCAATCATTACAGAGATCGCCGCAACGGCCACAGCCGACGACGACGACAACCAAAACACAGAGGAGCAACAACCAATGACACAAAACGAACCTGTCGACGCCGTGCAGGCTTCGGCGACCATCCCCACAGCCCCAATCGTGTACGCGACGCCGCGCAGAGAAACGCCGCTGCCGACCGCCGTCGAATACCTGGCGGCCGCGATTGCAGGCGGCAGCGCATGGCGCGACATGTCGGCCGCGTTGAAAGCAGCCGCGCCCGACGTCGTCACAACCGACACGCCCGGCATCCTGCCAACGCCGATCATCGGCCCCGTCTACAACAATTTTCGGGGTTTGCGGCCCGTGGTCGACGCCATCGGCGCCAAAGCCATGCCAGCCGGCGGCAAAGTGTTCATCCGGCCCGAGGTCACAACCCACACCAGCATGGCCGCGCAGGGAGCAGAGAACGCGACGCTGCAAAGCGGCACGTTTGTGGTGTTTAACAACCAGGTCACCAAAACGACTTATGGCGGCTTCGTCAACATCTCCGAGCAGGATTTGGACTACACAGACCCAGCCGTGCTCAGTCTCATCCTTGACGACATGGGCCGCATCTACGCCAACGAAACAGACAACGTTGCAGCCGACGCCCTGGTGGCCGGCACGACCACAACCCGCGTGCTGTCTGACGCCAACCTGACCGACCCACAAAAATACGTCGAGTGGATTTACGGGGCGTCGTCAACAATCCTCAACAGCTCAAACGGCAACCTGCCAACGCACCTGTTCTTGGCGCCAAACCAATGGGCCAACCTTGGCCAGCTGGTTGACGACCAGAACCGGCCGCTGTTCCCGCAGGTCGGCCCAATGAACGCGTTTGGGCAGGTCAGCCCAGGCACGACCGAGGCGGTCGCGTTTGGTTTGCGGGTCGTGGTTGACCGCAATTTTGCGGCAGGCACGCTGATCATCGGCTGCGCACCAGGGTTTGAAATTTTTGAAAACCAAAAGGGCGCAATCAGCATCGACAACCCATCGACCCTGTCGCGCACACTCGCATTCAGAGGCGCGTTCGCAACCCTGATGATCGACGCCGACAAATTCGTTAAGCGCGTCGCGTCCTAACGTTTCAAAGCTTGCTGCCCTAGGATTTGCACCATGCCCGTTTTGACTGTCACCCACCGGCAGCGCATAGACGACGTGGCCGTGGTGCAAACCCTAGAGGCAAGCGAAATAGGCGTCGGGCAAACGATTACTTTGGCGTCGGTCGGTGACGGTCTAAATGGTGCGCACACCGTTTTAGCCGTGCCAACGTTTTTATTTGCTGGGGTTGACGACGAGGGCGACTACGTTTACGACTACGACGTTTTAATTCCGAACCAGTTGTTGTTTGCCGATGCTGGCGACGACCTGGCACGCGACAGCATCAGCCCGTTTGGCACGTTGACGTATACCGAAACGTGCACGTGGATTGTGGCGGCCGATGTGTTGTCGTGGCTGGGCATCGACGTGGCAACAGCAAATGACACAGCCTACGTTGAGGCATGCACGGATGCTGCAAACGCATGGGCCTACAAGGCACGCAAAATGGGTGGCTACCAAGCCGAAAGCCTGTCGACCGTGCCGAGTAGCGCCGTTAAACTGGGCACAATCCTGTATGCCGGGACGCTTTACCGTGAACGCGGGTCGGTAGACAGTTTTGCGTCTTTTAGCGAGCTTGGCGCGCCAGCACCTATCGGGTCAATGGGCCAGATCATGCGGCTGTTGGGCATCCGTCGAAGCCAGGTCGCGTAATGCCTGCCACCGGCATTTTTGCTAGCTGCCGCGACGAGATCGTAGACGCGCTTGACGCGTTGGGTTTGGCGCCCGTGATCGACCCGCGCAACGCACGGCCGTTGTCAGTACTTGTCAACCCGCCAACGTTTGACAGCTTCAACCAAAACATTGGTGACATACGGTTTGAATTGCTGATTTTGGCGGCCCCGCCAGGCAACCTAGATGCAGAAAACTATTTAATTACAACCGCCGACACAATCATGGCGTCGACCACGCTTGCCGTCACCGGCGGCAGACCCGTGAGCGTCACCGTCGGCGATCAACAGATTCCCGCTTATTCCCTAACCGTCGCAGTAGCGTCAAGGAGAAACTAAAAACATGCCAACAAACACATTTTTGGGCGGCCCCGCCGTACTTGTTATCGGCGGCACCGATTTTGCGTCGCAATGCTCAGCTTTCAACGCCGATCTTGGTTTTGACTTGCTGGAAAAAACATCGTTTGACGACACAGGCCACATGTTTGCGAATGGTTTGCAAACCGTGTCTGGCAGCGCCACCCTTTACGCGTCATACGGCGCAAGCGAGGTCGAAGCGGTACTGAACAGCATTGTTGCGGCCGGAAGCACAACGATTGTGTTCAAAAAAGCCGACGCGGCAATTGCAGTCGACAACCCCGAAGTGACCATAAATGGCACGAGCGTTTCAGTTGTGCCGTACGCCTACGCGTATGGTGAGCTGCAAATGTTTGAGATCAGTTTTGAGGGCGGCACTTTTAGCCGCGACATAACCCCGTAAACGTTTTTCCTACCGTGCAAAGGATGACAAATGCAAATAACCCTGAACGTGCAAACAACGAACGGCACAAACCAGGTCACGACGACGCTGTTTAACGTGATCAGTTGGGAGCGCAAATACAAAAGCAAAGGCGGCAGCTTGGCGTCCGGCATCGGCGCCGAGGATTTAGCGTTTCTTGCCTTTGAGGCGTACAAAACGGCCGGTTTGGTCGTGCCTGCCGTGTTCGACGATTTTGCAAAAACGATAATCAGCATTGACGTTGTTGGCCAGGAGGAGCCAAACCCTACGCCGCCGGAAGCTACAGCCGCGCCCTAGCGCAGCTGCTTGTAGCGACCGGGTTTTGGCCGCAACAAATACCGTTTGAGCAACGGGATTTGACGACAGTTATTGACGTGATTAACAAGCAGAGAAAGGGCAGCAAACGATGAGCGCAGGCGTCACAACCGAAGTTGTCGGCGTCAAGGACGCAATAAAATCGTTGCGCAAAATCGACCCAGAATTGCGCAAACAATTTAATCGAGACGCAAAAAGCATTGTTAGCCCAATCATCGAGGATGCCAAAAGCCGTTACCCGGTGCGTTTGTTATCGGGCACGCAACGGGCGTGGGCCCAACGCGGCAATAAAAAATTTCCCTATAGCCAAAAAGACGCACAACGCGGGTTAAAATTTAAAGTCGACACACGCGCAAAAAGCGGCGCAGCAATCAAAGTGCAACAAATGAACCCAGCCGCCGCCATTGCTGAAATTGCTGGTCGCAAAACTGCAAACCCGCTTGGCACGGCTCTTAACCGTTACGGGCAAGCGTCGCGTTTTCTTTGGCCAGCAGCCGAACGTCGTTTGCCAGAAGTCAGCCGAGAAATAGAAAAAGCCGTGTTTGACGTCATCCGTATCGTAAACAAGGAGCTGTAATGGCGATCAACATTCCCATTATCAGCGATTTTGACGGCGGCGGCATTGACAAAGCCGTAAAACAGTTTAAGCAGCTTGAAACAGCCGGGGAAAAAGCGCAATTTGCAATCAAGAAAGCCGCGCTGCCTGCAGCTGCCGCGTTGGGTGCTTTGGCGGTAGCCGGCGGCGCCGCAGCCAAAGCCGCAATGGAAGATCAAAAATCGGCGGCCGAACTGGCGCGCACTTTGCGCATCTCGACGCAAGCTACCGAAAAACAGGTTGCGGCAACCGAGGACATGATCAGCGCAATGACGTTGGCGACTGGCGTCGCCGACACAGATCTACGCGCCAGCCTGGCCGTGCTTGCCCGTGGAATGGGGTCAGCCGAACTGGCGCAAAAAAACCTTAATTTGGCTCTCGACATTTCGGCCGCTACTGGCAAAGACCTGACAAGCGTTTCCGAAGCCCTGTCAAAAGCCTACAACGGGCAAACAACAGCATTGGCCAAGCTTGACCCGTCAATGCGCAGCCTGGTGAAAGAGGGCGCATCGTTTAACGAAATTGGCGCAATCATGGCCGAAACGTTCGGCGGCGCAGCATCAGAAGCCGCAAACACAGCCGAGGGCCGGTTCAAACGTATGGGCGTGGCGTTGGCTGAAACACAAGAAACAATCGGCGCCGCGCTGATACCAATTATCGAAAAACTGCTGCCGTTCTTGGAAAAAATAGCGACGTTTGTCAGCGAAAACACCGATCTGGTTGTTGCTTTGGGCGTGGCATTTGGTGGTATTGCGGCCGCTGTCGTGATCGCAAACACAGCGTTGAAAGCTTGGACTGTGATTACGACGGCGGCCACGGTCGCGCAAAAGGCATTTAATTTGGCAATGTCAGCAAACCCAGTCGTGTTGGCAACGGCGGCCATCGTCGCAATAGGCGTCGCAATTGTGGCTGCCTACAAGAAATTTGAACCGTTTAGAGACATTGTTAACGAGATTGGTCGAGCATTAGTGACGGCGTTTACTGGCGTTGCCGACGTCGTAAAAACAACCGTTACAACCGTGGTTAACATTTACAAAGGGTTGTTTAACACGATTGCTAAAGCGTGGAACAGCACCATTGGGAAACTGTCGTTCAAAATACCCAGTTGGGTACCAGGCTTGGGCGGCAAAGGCTTTGACGTTCCCAACATTCCCGAGCTTGCCACCGGCGGCATCGTTATGTCACCCACGTTGGCCATGATTGGCGAAGCTGGCCCAGAAGCCGTCGTGCCACTAGACCGTATGGGTTCGATGGCAACCAATGTCACAATTAACGTCAACGGCGGCGACCCACAAGCGGTCGTCGACGCCCTGCGCCGATACATGTTTCAAAACGGCGTGGTGCCGATCAGGACAGCCGCCTAATGGCAGACCTGACCTGGCGCGCCTACCGCTCGACAACCGAAGGCGGCACCTACGTCGAGCTAGACGACATCCAGTCAATCGTTATGCAGCTCGGCCGCAACAAAGTAACCGACCAATGGCGCCCAGCAACCGCGATGATTAACGGCCGCTTACCCGGCAGCCTGCCCAGTCTGGCCGTCAACGACTTTATTAAAATCAACAACACGACCGTGAACTATGACTACTATTTCCGCGTCGCCGACATCAAAATCGAATACGACTTTGTGAGTAACGGCGACACGTGGGAGATTGCATGCGAAGCGGCGCTAGCAACAGCAGGCCGGTCAAACGTCAGCGCCACAATCACCGCCGGCGATGAAACAATCTATTCGATGGGCATACTGCTGACCGACGCCCCAGTAACCTTTTCCCAAGCCACCGGGCTGGGTGCAAGTTTTGTCAGCGGCTTTACCGTTGACGACGAAAACCCGATCCCATACTTTCAAAAATTGGCGCAAACCGAACAGGCATACATAGCCGACTACGACTTCGAGAACACTATTGTTGCGTTCCAGCGCGGCACCGCAACAAACGGGCCGTTCGTCACGTTCACCGATGACAACACAGCCACCACGACCTACAAGGTGCCATACAACAAAATTTCGTTTGCGTCGCTCGCCGAGGACTACGTTGACGGAACAGTCGTTAATCCTGCCGGGCTTGCCACCCAAACGGCTGGCACCCTAGGGCGATCATTCAGCCTTGACAGCTTCGACCAAACGACCAGCCAGGCGGCCGATCTGGCGGCCTACCTAAACGTGGTGCTTAGTCAATCGAGCGCCGTGCCTAACAGCGTCACGACCAACGTCAAAACGTGGGTCAACGCAACGCCGCAAGCCTATTTAACGCTGGGCCAACAAATGACCGTTCGGTTACGCAGCACTAACTACAACTGCGTGCTCGAAGGTTTGACGATCGCGGCCACACCCAGTCAAACGCTGATCACGGCTAAATTGTCGCCAGCGACCGCATACGCTTTTCTCACACTCGACGACGCCGTCTTGGGGCGGCTTGACTACAACGCATTGGGGTTTTAATGGCGATCAAAACATTCACCACCGGCGAAGTCCTGACCGCAGCCGACACAAACGAATACCTCGCCAATAGCGGGTTGGTCTACGTGTCGGGCGGGTCGTTTAGCAACGTTTTGACGTTTGACGTCACCGGGTTCACGTCAACATTTGACACCTATCAACTACAAATTTCCGTACAAAAACACACGTCGGGAACAGCCGACGTAACTGCGCAAATTGTTAGCGGCGCAACAGTACGCAGCACTAACTATTACGGCGGCCAATTTCGCGTCAGCAACGCAGCAACAACCGGCACGTTAGGCGTCAGAAATAACGCAAACAATTTTTATGTTGTCAGCACAACAGGCGCGCTGCCGTCATTGTTCAACGCAACAATTACGGGTATCGGCAATTTGACATTCAACATTACGTGCCAAGCCATTGACAACAACAACGTTTTTGCGTCGTTTGGTGGTTACAGCAACTACAACGCAACGTCGTCGTTTGACATAATTAGATTCAGTGCTGCAGCCGAAATCACCGGGTCATACAGCTTAACGGGGGTGCGTAAACCGTGACGCCTGAAATTGCAACAATTCTTGACGACGGCACATACGGGCAACGTCAAATGACTGATCGTGAGCATGCCGAATACCTGGAAGCAATACA